CGGGGCTGAGGCGGTGGAACCGCAACCCACGGAGGGAACGATGTTCGGCACCAAGACCACCAGCACCAGCAAGACCAACGAGAAGCTCTACCTCGCGGCGCCCGTCTACGACGGCCGGGCCTACCCGCACCACCGGATCGGCGTCTGCTCCTGCTGCGGCGCCGTCCTGTCGAACGACAAGCAGCAGTGCGCCTGCTGCCGCCTGCGGCGCGCTCGTCTGCTGCGCAGCTACTAGCAACCAACGGAGGATCACCATGGCACCCAAGCGCACCCACGCAGTCGGTCGCATTGTCGACCTGGCGGACGGCAACGCGAAGCTCGAGACGCCGGACGGCCAGATCGTCAGCTTCCGCGCCTACGGCACAGAGCGCGCGAAGCTGATCCACTTCGGCGTCGACAAGATGGCCGCAGTCGAGCTCGTCCGCGACGTCGCGCTCCGCATCGTCTACCTGGACGGCTAGCCAGCGCCGGCCATCACACAGGCACAACGGCCGCTAGCAACGGGGAGGGCAGACATGCTACCGAAAATCAAGCGCAAGAAGAGGGGCCCGATCGGCAGCCGTTGGTGTTTCACCGACGGCGAACCGAATGAGCTGAAGATCCACCGCTGCGCGTTCGAGGCGCTGCAGCGTCTCCCGCCAGGCAACACCGCCTATCGGCTGGACAACAACGGCAACGTGCTGTGGAGCTTGGACGCGACCAGCGCGCTGGACAAGTTCGCGAAGTGGTGCGGGCAGAAGAAACGGCGATACCAGCACGCCGGCGCGAACGCGAGTTACGCCTCGTGGGAGGCGTTCACTGCCATGCGTCGTGCGGTGGTCGGCTGTGCCCGTGGATGGGGTGCAGGGAGAGCCGTAGACGGCGACCTTTTTGCGAAGCTGACGCGTGCCTACCTCGCCCGCAATCTCGCCCGCTGCATCAACAACGAGCGGAGACGTCTTCGGAAGCGCGCCGTTCGTCTTTGACATCGCGGGCCTAGCTCGTGTACGTCTGCCGACGTGGCACGGCAGATCGTAGAGCGAAGCGGAATCACGATCGCCCGCACTGATAGCGGGCGTCGTGTCGTCTACGGCGAGGTGATGTTGCCAGCGCCCAAGCTGCGCGACGGGCAGACTGTGGCGGCTGCCGACCTCGCGGGGCGCATCCACTACGACGGCGGCCACATGGTCGCGGAGGAGATCGTCTCTCTCTGTGACGCGTTCATGCGCAGGCGCTGCGCGATCGACGTGGAGCATGACGGGAAGCCGCGCGGTGCGACCGTCGTGGAGAGCTGGATCCAGCGCGAGCCGTCAAGCGTGTGGACGCTCGGCGCTTGGATCGTCGGCCTCCAGATCCACGACGACGACGTGTGGGAGCAAGTCGAGCGCGGCGACCTGCGCGCGTTTTCCATTCAGTTCGTGGTGGCTGTCCGGTCGTTCATGGTGCAGCTCGTCGAGCCCGACGGCAGCATGCGCGAGATCGGGCTGCGGGAGTTCACAAACGCTCAGCCGCAGTTTCTGTCGCTGGTCAAGCAGCCGGCGACTGGCGCCACCTGGAAGATCAAGCAGCGCGCCGTGCGCCCGCTGGCCGGCCCGATCGTCGACCGGGCGTGGGACGCAGACGCCGCAAGGCGCAGAGTCGAGCAGTGGGCGCGCGAGGAGGACGGCAGAGAGCTCGCGGACGCTTTCGCGGTCTACGACGCGGACGGCGGCGGCGTGCAGGTGGCGGACGTCCACGACGGGGCTCTGGTCGTTGTCCGTTCGAGGCTGCAGGCAGACGACCTCGCGCAGGCGGAGCTCGACGCGGAGGAGACCGGCCGGCTCGCCAGTTGGCTGCTCGGGCAGGCCGACCGCCTGAGGGGACAGCAGACGCAGCTCGTGCTGCGGACGGTGGTGCCGTTCCAGGATTTGCCTCTTGCAGAGGACACGCGAGCATGGGACGCGCAAGCGGCGCAGAACCGCGTCGTGGCCTGGGCAGGCGGCAGTGACGATTGGGATCCGGAGAAGCTGCGCCGGGCGTTCCTCTGGTACGACAGCGAGCGGCCCGACCTGCTGGGCAGTTACAAGCTCGGCATCGGCGACGTGGTGGACGGCGAGCTGACGGCGATACCTCGAGGAATCTTCGCGGCGGCCGGCCGGCTCGATCAGACCGACGTGCCAGCTGGCGACCTTCCCCGCATCCGCGCCCACCTCGGGCGCTACTACGAAAAGATGGAGCGAACCCCACCGTGGGACGAGGAGGAGCGCGATATGACCGAGCGGACCGACCAGCAGACCGAGGACGTAGAGCGCGACGCGACCGCCGAGCAGTTCGACGACGCCGGCACCGAAGAGCTCGACGACGCGGCCGACGCGGCCGTTGAGCAGGTCGACGAGGAGGACAAGGGCGCCGAGCCGGACGCCGAAGAGCCGGTCGTCGAAGAGACTCCGACGGAGGAAGCAGAGGCCCCGGCCGTCGAGGATGAGCAGAGCGACGTCGAGGAGGACGCCCACGACCTCGCGCCGGAGGACGCGACCGATTCGACGGACGACGAGGCCGAGGCCGTGGACGAACAGAGCGACGAAGGTGTCGACCAGCCGCCTCAGCTCTACGCGGTGATCGACGGCGAGCCAGTCGTTGCACCCGACGACTGGACCGGGCCGGTGTTCGCGTTCGACGCGCAAGGCGGCTTCGTGCCCTACGCCAACCCCAACGCCACGGAGCCGGCCGCCGAGGACGCGGCCGACACACCCGACGCGGAAGCAAGCGAGCCCGACGGCGCCGGCGAGCCGGCGGCGGACGCCGAGGCCACGGTCTCGGACGAGGGCTCGGTCGACGAGGAAGAGCAGCGCGCGGCGCCAGCTGTCGGGCGAGCGATGTCGTTCGGCGAGGCGGTCGGAGAAGGCGAGTTCGCCGAGGCGCTGTATCACGGCGCGCATGCACTCCACTCCGCGGCGATGGGCATCCTCCGCGCGGAGCTGGAGCCGGCCGACAAGATGGCTGCGCTGCAGGGCGCGATCAACGACTTCGCGCAGTGGGCGCTCAACCAGGTGGCGCTCTACGGCACGGCGGCGTTCACGACCGACGACAGCCCGCTCGCGATGACGCGCGCGGAGCTGGTCGAGCGGGCCGGCAGGAAGATGGCCGGCAAGCGTCTCAAGAGGCTGCGCGGTGCAGTTCAAGAGCTGATGGCGCTCCTCGAAGAGCTTGCCGAGGGCGGCGGCAACGAGCAGCGCAGCAAAGAGGAAGAAGACACCCCGCCGGCATCGCAGGTGGAACGGAAGCTCGATGAGCTCGCTGAGCGCGTAGAGCAGATCGTTCGCAACCGGCGCCCGGCACCGAGCCTGGATGCGGATGGGGTGGCAGAGCCGGCGGCGGCGTCGTCTCCGGTGGACCTAGTTCGGGGCGCGATGTTCTAGCGCCCTACCCGAGCAGATTGCCCGGCCCGGCCGGGAGGAGGACAAGCAGTGTCGCGAACCAATCAGGAGATCCTCCGCGGCGTGATCACGTCCGGCGACGTGGGCACCCCGGGGGCTGGGCTGCTCAGCCCGGAGCAATTCGACGCGTTCTGGGTGCTCGCCGAAGAGATGCACCCGTGGGCGCAGCTTCAGTCGACCGAGCGGCGACATGCCTTCACCGGCACGCTCAACCGGATCGACTTCACCGGCGACGTGATCCAGCCCGCGAGCGAGGCGGTCGACACCGGCAACTTCACCGAGCCGGCCTACAGCCACGTGGGCTACTCGATGGAGAAGGGCCGCGTGTCCTTCAGCGACAGCTACGAGGCATCGGATCAGGCGGCCGAGGCAGACCACCAGCGGACGCTGGTAGAGGGCTTCACTCGTGCGTTCGGGCGTAGCTTCCAGAAGATCGCGTGGCTCGGCGACACCCTCAGCGCCGATCCGATGCTCAAGATCGACGACGGCTGGCTCAAGCAGATGGTGGCAGGCGCCAACCTCGTGAACGGCGCGACGTTCAACGGTGGCAACCTGGCGGCCGATCACTTCTACGCGGCGCTTCGCAGCCTGCCGATCGCGTGGCAGCAGCGGCGCAACGAGCTGAAGTGGGCGATGGGCGTCACCCACTGCGCGATCCTTGAGGAGTACCTCAGCGGCCGTGCCACCGGCTTCGGCGATGAGATCCTCATGCGCGGCCCCAACGGGAACATCGTGATCCTCGGTATAGAGGCGATCCAGGTTCCCAGCCTGACCACCGACCTCGTGCTGACGCATCCGCGCAACACGACCGCGGTGATCCACCCGCGTACGTTCCGCCTCGAGAAGATCACCGAGGGGCTGGAGGTGAAGGCGGCCGACATCACGGCGTGGGTCGGCTTCTACCACGCGGACTACATCCTGCGAGAGGTCGAGGGCATCGCGCTCGTCCAGTCGCTCAACGCCACCTGATAGGCAGGGCCGCCAGCCCGGCGGCCCGTAGGAGGACGCACTATGTCTGAGAATCTCCAGCAGGCGAACACGAACCAGCAGGGCCGGATGCGCGTTCTGCGCACCAGGCTGCGCTACAGCGACGACGGCGGAGCGGTCACGCTGGGAGTGCTCCCGGCAGGCTCTCTGCTGATGGCGCTGTACGCGTACGTCGAGGAGACGTTCGACGACTCCGGCACCGACACTCTGGTTGTCGGTCGCACCGGTGACGGCGATGCCTACGCGAAGACGGTCGACGTAGACCTCACCTCGACGGGTCTCACCACGTCGTTCACCGGCGACGAGGCGATGCCGCAAGTGGTCTCGGCCGAGACCACGATCACCGCCGAGTACGCGGGACAGAACGACGACGCCACCCAGGGCGCCGTCACCGTCACGATCGTCTACGGCACCTGCGGGATCTGACCATGCGGATCGAGGTCGCAACTGGAAACCGCAGCCTGCACGAGTTTGGCAAGCACTTCATGCGAGGCGAGACCTACGAGGTCGACGACAAGCTCGGTGCTCGGCTGCTCGGAACAGGTCGGTTTCGTCTCGCCACGCTGCCCGCTCCTGACCCTCTCGCGGAGGCAAAGGAGCGGGCGGAGGAGCTGGTCGCCAGGATGGCCTCAGCCGGTCCGGACTTCATGGATCGGCTGGAGCGCTTCATGAAGGTGGCGGAGGGGGAGGCAGTCGCGGCCGCGAAGGCTGCGGCGAACAAGGACGAGCCCGGCGACAGGGTGGTCGTGACCAACGACGTGCCACGAACGCAGGGCGCTACCGCGCTGGACGACGAGGCCGACGAGGATCTCGCGGACATGACGGTGGCACAGCTGAAGGCGCTAGCGCGCGATCGCGGGGTGGAACTCGGCGACGCGCGCCGCAAGGCCGATATCATCGCAGCGCTGCGCAACGCGTAGCTCACCCGACGAACGGCGCCCGGCGGCGGGCGCAGCGAGGAGGCTGACATGCCGATCGAGAAGTGGACCAACGCCGAGGTCCGGGGCACCGCGTTCGACGGGGCGCAGCGGCCGGACGGGAAAGACAAGATCGACGAGCTGATCGACGCCGTGAACGCCGGAAGCGACGGCGGCGCTGCGTCTGACTACGCGTCCGGTGGCAAGTTCCGCGCGACGCTCGACGCGACTGGCGGCCTCGCCATCGGCGCGCACGAGATCGGGGCGGACCTGCCGGACAACGCACGGATCCTGTTCGCCGGCTACGAGGTGCTCACCACCTTCGAGTCTGCGGGAGCAGACGCCGGGACGATCAAGCTCGGACCGGCCAGCGACGACGACGGGATCGTGGTGGCGATCGCTATCAGCGACGGGACGAACCCGTGGGACGCAGGTGTGCACGACGCGATCCCGGACTGAGCCGCAGCGAACGTGACCGACGCGACGGCCGCGGTGGGCAAGCTCGTTGCGACCGTTGCAGTCCAGAACCTGACGGCCGGAGTGCTGGTGGTCTACGGCGACTATGCCGTCACCGGGTAGGCACCCACGATGGGCTACTGCACGCTAGCGGACGTCCGCGCGGAAGGCCTGCCGGTCTCCGTGGCGGACAACGCTCGCGTGCTCGACCTCATCGAAAAGCAGTCGGCCGTGATCGACCGGGTGACGGGGTGGTGGTTCGAGCCGCGCGCACTGACGATGAAGCTCGACGGCAGGGACACCCCGTTCCTTCACCTGGCGGCTCCGGCCATTGAGGTCACCGAGGTCCGCCGCGTCTGGCGCGGGACCGACCCGGACACGACCTACGTGATCGATTCCGACGACTACGTCGTCTATTCCTACGATCTGCCTGGGCACCGCTTCAACCCGCATCTCAGGCTGATCTCCTCGGCCGACAACGCGCTTGTGCTGGCCGCCGGCATGGCGACAGAGACGTGGGTCAAGGGCGCCCTCAATTACGAGGTAGACGGCACCTTCGGTTTCCTCGAGGACGACGGCGCCGGCGGCTACCAGACTCCGAGCGAGATCACCGAGGCGTGCATCCTGCTGGTGCTGCACAACGCCACACCGAAGTGGGACCAACTGTCAGGCAATGACCTGGCATACAGCCTGCGCACCGGCGACCTGCGCTCACATCAAGTCCAGGGCCGCAGCGCATCGTGGGGCGGCTCGACCTCCGCTGGCTCCGCTACCGGACTCAAGGAGGCTGACCGAATCCTGGCCAAGTACAGGAGCCAGATAGGAGTAGCCGTAGCATGAGCAAGACCTACGTCGTAAAGCGCGTCGGGCGCCGGGCTCCCACCGCCGTCCACGCCGCCGGCAGATACGTCCGCACGTTCCCTTGCGTGCTCGATCTCGAGAGCGCTGACGTCGAGAAGCTGCGCCAGCTGCGCTTCTCCGTCATCCCCCTGCGCGGCCAGACGGCGGAGCCCGAGGTGTCCACCCCGGCCGCCCAGGCCACGCCGCCTGAGCTGGATCTCGAGTCCATGACGGTCGCGCAGCTGCGCGAGCTGATGGATGAGCGCGGTCTTCCGAAGGCGCCGAAGGACACCCGCAAAGCGGAGCTGATCGAGGCCATCCGGGGGTAATACCGTGTCGCTGCTGCTGCTTGCGCCAGTCACGGTGAAGGTCGAGCCGATCGAGCGAAGCCAGGCAACGGACGACCTCGCTCGCGAGGGCACCCTGCGCAAGTCATGGGGCACAGCGTTCACTCTGCGCGGGCAACTCGACTACGGCGATCGGTCGACAGCGGAGGGCGAGTTCATCGGTGGAGCCGACCGCATGCACAGGGCCACTCTGACGGTCGACCGCTACATCGCCAAGGATGCAGGCTGGCAGCCGCGCGAAGGCGACCGGGTGAGCGAGGCGACCGACGAGGACGGCGACACTGACCCGGTCGTGTTCTACGTCAAGCGCTCCATCCGCCGCGCGTACTGGTTCGGTGGAAGGCCGACGACGCTGGTGATCGACCTGGTTGACAGGTTCCCGGAACGGGCAGCAGAGGTCTAGCAGTGGCCGGCGTCAAGGGCAGGCCAAAGGTGCAACCTGACGGCACCTTTGGCTGGGAAGAGTTGGAGCGTTTGGTCGACCCGGACCGCGTGCGCAAGGCTATGGCACAGCACTTCGGTGAAGCGATGGAGCGGATGGGGCAGCTCTTCGTGTCGACTGCCCGCGACGTCATCCTCGACGAGAAGCCATTCGCATCAAATGCGCCCCTTACCGTGGCGCTGAAGGGCTCAAGCACCCCACTCGTCGACGACGGCGACCTCGTTGGTTCGCTGACATACGACGTCGTGAGCTGGAAGAAACTCCGCATGGGAGTGAACAGCCGGCGTCTCTCCAGCGGCCGGTTGCTAGCTGAGGTGCTCCACGAAGGGGCGACGATCCGCGTGACACCGCGCATCCGTGCTGCCGTCATGGCGAAGCTCAGAGAGAAGGCTGGCGACAAGCGCTTTCGTGCCCTGGCGCAGGGATTCGGTGCTGCGAAGAGCGTGTGGGTCATTCCGCCGCGCCCGTTCCTGACGAGGACGTTTGCGGATCCTGACTTCGTGAAGCGGTCTGCAGACTGGATGCTGGAGGCGCTTGACGCCTCGCTGACGCTGGAGCGCTGACGTGGCACGCCGCCTTACCTATGTCCCCTACGACCTGTCACCTGAGCCGGCGCGCGAGGAGCTCTTCTCTGGTGCTGCGATCCAGCTCGACGCAAACATCGAGCTGGAGCCGCTGTTCCAGCCTGTATCAATCCACCTCGGGCTCGCACGTCGCTGGCGCTACCGTCTGAGCCCAGACAGCACCGGGCGCTACCCGGTGTCCACAACGGCGATCGTGACGCAGGCTGCTCGCGGAGGCTACCTGGTTCGCGAGTGGGCCGCGATCGAACCCATGTACTCGCAGCCGGCCGACACGCTGACCGAGTGCCGCATCCACGACGGCGACGGCACGAGCTACTACTGGAACGGCGCCGCGTGGCAAGTCGCCGGAGCAAGCGACTGGACGACCCCTGAGCTTGTCGCTGCGAACGCGTCGACGATCGACGCTGAGCTGCTACCCAAGGTCGGGCTCGAATGGAGACTGAGCACGCAAGACGCAGAGGCTACGCCGTACGTCTACGGCGGGATGGCCGCTGCCGGCCTGTGGTTCGGGGCTCGCACCGGTGCGACCGCCGAAGAGACTCTTTCCGACAGCTGGGCCGACGACCTGATCCACCGTGTTCTCGTGCCGTGGCTCAGGTCGCTCGATCCGGAGCGAACCGACGAAGGGGTGACGTCCACCTACCTGTCGATCCGCGACTACAGCGGCGGCCCCGGTCAAGGGTCTGGCTGGATCGTCCGCGAAGCGACAGTGGCCTACGACCTGACCGACGATCCGGAGATGCAGGCGCCGCTAAGCACGTCATGGAACGCAGCCACCAAGGAGCTAACGTTCACGCCTGCGGTACCCGCCGGGCACCGCTATGCTGTCAGGCTGATCGGCGTCCCCACTGTTGTGTTCGGTGGAGATCGCGACCTGTTCCTCGCCGGCATTCCGCAGGTCGTGATCGAGTCAATCGGCGTCGTGACAGACGGCCCCGGCTACCAGGGCGACGACATCGTGCGGGACATTGCCTCCGCAGAAGCGTTCCGCATCCCTGCCGGCCGACCGCGCAGCTACCCGATGGTGCTGCTCCTGCAGAGCGACGGCCAGGTATCGGCGCTGGAGATCCACGCCGCGCTGGAGCGGGCCATGAATTCGCGCGGCGGGATCGTTCTGATCAGCGAGGGCACCGGGATGCCTGTGCAGCTGCGGATCACGCGACAACTACGGCCGGCACGCACCGGCATGGGGATGGCGGCCGCGGCGCGGGTCGACCTCACAGCGGACGTCGTTGAGTATCACGGAGCGGCCGAGGTCGGGCCGCTGATCCAGGACGGCGGGGTGGTCCCGACCGTAAGGGCGCCGCGGGCGTCGTAGCAGGAGGAGTAATGGCAACGCTGCAGATCGGGGCGAAAGCCGGTTACGCGGGCACCCGCGTGGAACGCCGGACGCCGGCGCCAGCCAGAGTGGAGACACCGTTCGGGTCGACCGTCATCGTGGGCGGCTTCCCCTGGGGGCCGACGGACAAGGTGCCAGTGCACAGCGGACAGGGCGACTACCTCGAACAGAGGCACCTGCCGGTAGAGGGCGATCCCGTCAACGTGCAGTGCGAGCACTTCTACGAGCGTGCAGCAGGCGCCGGACGCCTCGCCACTCTGAGGCTCGTCGACGGCAACCAGCGGCGAGCGTTCAAGGATCTCTACGCAAAGGACATGAGTGCCGATCACTTGATCGGCACTCCCTACGCGCCACCGACGCGGATGATGCGCGTCGAGGGGCTCTACGAGGGCAACCGAGGCGGACGCCTGCAGCAGTTCCAGGGCTACAGCTCCGACAGGGCGGCGGCGTTCGACGCGGCCGCCGGCACCTTCGACACCGGGCAGGCGCTGAAGATCAACGAGTGGGAGAAGGGCGTCCTGCACTTCCAGGGCTTCTCGCGCTCGTTCACGATCGCCGGCAACACCGCCGCCGGCGTCCTGTCGATCGAGGTGCCACTCGGCGAGACCGGCCCGACTGGCGCCGGAATGTGGTGGGTGCTGCGCGCGGCGCAGGATCCGGTCGACGACCTGCTCGGGCTCGGCATGCACACGCTGCCCAGCGACCGCAACCCCACGACGGAGTTCTCGCTCGGAATCGTCGACGCCGCCGAGGATCGCATCGTCGACGCGCGATACAGCTCTCTCGGCCTCAACGCGTCGCTCGACTCCTACGCCGACAAGGTGACGGAGGATGGCAACCGCGGCCGGCAGCACTACCTGAGGGTGGACGTCTACCCGCCTGGGTCTCCGTCGGTCGAGTCGCAGCCCGCCTCGTGGGCTGGGTTCGCGGTCCCGACCAGCGGGCAGGCGCAGACGGCCACGCTCCAGACCTGGTTCTGGAGCCGCGTCAGCCCCGGCGGCGGCACCGCGTTCCTGGACCCGTCGACGATCACCTACCCCGGCCGCAGCCTGCGATGTCGCGCGGTGTGCACCTTCGATACCGCCACCACGTTCGACGTGCAGTACGAGGACTGGGAAGGCGGCATCGTGCTGAGCGACGGGCTGACCAACGCCAACGGCGTCGGCGGCACAGTGGGCGCAGCGTTCGCGAGCAACGGCCCGTTCCCCGGCTTCACGTTGCGCGCCGGCGCCGTCGCCATGAGCCCAGGCGACACCGTCACGGTCTACTTCAACCCGGTTCAGGAGGACGTCAGCCCGGACGGATGGCTGCTACCTGACGCGCTCAGCTACCCGCGGGCTCGCTACCGGCTGACTGGCACGACCGTCAGCTCTGCGACCATCAGCACCAGCGGCGACCTGTCCGGCATGACGCCAGCTGGCGCACCGACCGTCGCGGCAGTTCCGACGGCCGGCACCTACGATATGAGCGCTCCGGCCAATCGTGACTTCAAGTTTAAGATCAACGGCGGCGCGACCATCACGCTCACGAGCACCCTGACCGGACCGGCGGAAACAGCGACCGCGCTTGCCGGAGACCTGACGACCGTCGCGGCCGCATACTTCGCGGCTAACCCGCCGCTGCAGATCGCGTTCGGGACCGGCGGCACCGCCGATGCCAACCTCGCGTTCAACCTGCTGTGGAGCTGGGGTGCTGGCTCCTCGATCACCGTTTTGACGTCCGGCATGGGAGCCCTGCTCGGCTACGGCTCCGACACGCAGATCGACGGCAGCGACGGGACCGTCGTGGCGCTCGCCTACCACGACCTGCTGGAGTTCGGTCGCGACGGCCACCACGACCTGCAGACCGCGGACTACGTGGACGCGGTCGACCTCAACACGTCGCTGCTCAACGACCTCGCGATCGAGCGGCTTGGGCTGTTCAAGGTGGCAATACCTGGCGTCTACGGCTACACGGAACAGCTCGCTGCCCAGGAGTGGTGCGACGCCAACGGTCACACGTTCCGCGGCGAGATCGACCCCACTCTGCTGGCCGGCTACGACGGCGCTGCCGACGACTGGCGCAACGGCATGAGCGGCTCCGAGAACGTGTCTGTGGCGTTCCAGGGCTACGCGTACCCGCGCGTGATGCCGTTCCGTGGAGAGCCTGTGGCGTACCCGCTGACGGGCGCTGTGCTAGGTGCAGAGGCGCGACTGGCATTTGACCGCGGCGGCTACCACATCGCTGCCGCCGGCGCCAAGATGGACGTCGGCGCCATCTTCCGCGACCTGCTCGAGACGACGCCCGGCGAGACGGAACCGGGGCTGCGCGTGGACGAGGACATCCTCAACGCCGCCGGAATCCAACCGGTGCTGAAGCGCGGCGCGCTGCTCTACCCCAACGGCGACGAAAACGCAGCCGACTACTGGCGCGGCACTGTCTGGAAACACAAGGTGGAATGCGTCCTTCACCTGATGCACCTGCTCCTCGAGGTGGGCGATCTGTTCACGTGGGAGGACAACTCGCCGAGGACGCGGGCGGCCATCGCTGCGGCCACCGTGCAGCCGCTCCAAGAGCTGTTCACCGCTGGCTGGTTCCGCGTCGAGGACGGACAGACGTTTTTCGACGTCGTGAAGATCGACGCGTCGAGCGCGCAAAACCCGCCGAGCGTGACCACGCTCGGAGAATGCCGCGTCGTGGTAACCATCAGCGGAATCGTCGACACCATCAAGAACGTCGTGTTCGTGATCGGCACCGGCGGCGTGGCCGTCGGCGCTATCTAGGAGGTAGCCCGTGGGCATCAGCAGACTCGGAGAGAACCAGGAGCTCACGCGCCACGCGACGTGGGTCACCCCGGGATTCGGCGATCTGCGGCTGTCGTCGGCCGGCGAGATGGCGAACAGCGTCTCGCTCGCGCCGATGATCACCGGTCAGCAGCGGCCGTCCGGTCAGCTGCAGGCGACGGACGTCACGTTTCAGATCCCGCTCGAGCACCGCGAGGACGTCGCGAAGGTGGAAGCCATGAAGGCGCTTACCGACGCGGGCGCGCCCGGCTACCTCCAGAAGGGCTCCAGCGTCATCCTCGAGAAGGTGGACGGCTCGCCAGGCGCGACCGTCTCCATTGAGGAGGCCTTCGTGCACACGACGACCTACCCGGCCACCGACACGAACGCCACCGGTGACGGCGCGCTACTGTCGTTCGTGGTCAACGTGTTCAACGCGCGCCTGCTGCCGGGGTCGTAGCGCGCAGACTGCAGCCTGAGGGGAGGGAACCATGGGCGAGCAGATCCCCAGCCCGGGGGAGCATGTCGCGTCGCATGAGGGCAGAGAGACAACGCTCGGCGACTACGGACGGAGGCTGACGATCGGCGGAGAGCCGATCGACATCGAGCCGCCAGGTCTGCCGCTGCGCCTGCGGGTCGGACGCGAGGTGCAGTCGGACCCGCAGTGCCGCAAGCGACTCGGACTCCGGTTCGTGCGCACACTCGCGCTTGTGCTGCGGTCGATCGGAGATAAGGACCTGACCAGGCTACCGCTAGCTGAGCGCGTAGCGGCGGCCGGGCAGCTTGCTGTGGTCGACATGCACTACACCAGCCTCTTGCACCTAGCGTCGGAGGACGCCGGCCGCTATCTGCTTCCGGTCGACGACGAGTGCCCGCGCTGCCGGCGGCAGCTGCCGAAGCGCGTTCCAGTGCAGCTCGACGACACCAAGATCACCGTGTTCCCAGAGCCGCCGTCTGTCCGCTACCGGATGCAAGACGAGTGGACGCACCTCACTCAGCCAGTCGAAATGATCACCCTTGGGCCTCCCAGGGTGTCACGAGCGTTCGAGCGGCTGACGGCTGCGGACCTGACGGTGGACGATCTGCGGAACGCCGCGTGGGTGTCTGCCGCGATCACACACATCAACGGCGAACCGCGCACCGTCACCGTCGAGCAGCTGGGAGCGGCCGACCAGGAGACGGGACGCGGCATGAGCGAGCGTGACTGGCGCGGCCTCCGCGCCGCGTTCAACGCCGCTTACGGCAACGTCGAGCCCGGCATTAGGTGGGGCCACGACTGCGGCGAAAAGCTGCTGCTGGAGCTCGACTGGACTGAGAGTTTTTTCGGGCGTTCGCGGGGGTAACGCCTCGCGTCTGGGCAGAGCTGGTCGACGAGTTCGCGAACAAGAAGGGGTGGAGCGTCGACGCGCTGCTAACCGCGATGGACGTCGAGCAGCTAGAGGGGTGGGCGGAAGAGCGAGCGGTGGCGCTGTCGAAGGGCCGCGACTACCGTACCTCTGTCGTGACCTTTCCCGGTGAGGGCTGACGGTGGGCGAAATCAACCTAGGCACTGAGCTAGAGCTGCGCGGCCTGTCGCAGTTCCTCACCGGCCTGAAAAAGGTGCAGGGCGAGAGCGGCAAGACACGCAAGGCGATGTCATTCGACAGCGCCAGCAAAGGGATCAGGCGTGTCGGGCGCGGAGCACGCGCGACCGGTCGAGCGCTCGCTGGTCTGGGAAAGATCGTCGGCGGCCTCACCCTCGGCCTCGGCGCCGGCATCGGAGCGAGCCTCGCGAAGTTCGGCGAGTTCGAGCTGCAGATGGCGCGCGTTGGCACCCTGCTCGAGCCCGGCCGCAAGGCCATGGATGAGTTTGGCGATCTGGTAAACCGCCGCTCCGTCCAGTTCGGGCAGGACGCCGGCGTGATGGCCGATGCGGTGTTCCAGGCGATCTCAGCTGGCGTCGACGCGAGCACGGAATCCGTCGAGCAGTTTTCCGACGTCGTAGGCAGGGCCGCCGTCGGAGGTTTCACGCAAGCCGCGACGGTGGTGGACGGCCTGACCACCGTCTTGAACGCGTTCGGCGAAGAGGCAGGGACCGCGATGGAGGTCTCTGATCGGTTCTTCGTGGCGAACAAGCTCGGCAAGACCACGTTCGAGGAGCTGAGCAACAGCATCGGTCGCGTTGCGCCGACAGCGAAAGCTCTCGGCGTCAGCTTCGACGAAGTGCTGGCCACCACCGTCTCGCTGACGAAGGGCGGCATCAAGACCAGCGAGGTAATGAGCGGCCTCAAGGCCACGTTCTCAAGCATCAAGAACGCAAGCGACGAGGCAAAGAAGACGGCACAGGACCTCGGCTTGGAGTTCTCCCTCGAGGCGCTGCGGGCGAAGGGGCTGGACAAGTTCCTTGGAGATCTCGTCCGCACGACGAAGGGCAACACGGTCGCACAGGCGAAGCTGTTCGGATCGATCGAGGCGTTCAACGCGGTGGCTCGACTGGCGTCACAAGAGGGCGCGCGCGACTTCAAGACCGCGCTCGACCAGCTCAAGAACAGCGCCGGTGCCACCGAGCAGGCCTACACCAGGGTGGCCAACACGACGGGCCACAAGCTCAAGCAGATCAAGCAGGGCTTCGGCCGATTCGTGCGTGACATCGGGCAGGGGCTCGCGGAAGGCTTCGGCATCCACGAGATCAAGAACATCCCGGACGCTGTGGCGAACGCGAGCAAGACGCTCAAGCGAGCTGCACGTAGCTTCGCCACCTCGTTCAAGGAGGCCTTTGCGCCGGCGAAGGCGTTCGGTGCGCTCAACCTCGAGGGTGCAGCCAAGAACATCGGCAAGGCGGTGGCGTCTCTCGCAAACACGTTCATGCAGGCGCTGCGCGCAATCCCTGCTGTGGTGTCCGGCATCAGCTCGATTGCGCGTGGCCTTGGGCACGTCGTAGGTGTTGCTCGCGAGATTCTAGGGCTCGCTGGAGACCCGCTGGCTGAGCGCGCTAGAGCAGCCGGAGGCTATGCCGACGTGGGCGTAGAAACTATCACGCTCGAGACGATTCGCGGCATCTCCGAGGGAAAGCGCGGAGCGGCTGCGGCCAACGTCATGAAGCGCGCGATCGAAAACTACAGCAGCGGCACCGGCGGTGGTGCTTCCGAGGCGAAGCTGCGCCTGCTGAGGGTCAAGCAGGCGGCCGCCAACCTGATCAACGAGCAGGAGCGCGCCAAGATCGAGTCGCGGCAGGAGAAAATCAACCAGCGCGTGCAGGCAAAGGCGGTTCGTGAGTTCGCGGGCGCTGGCGACCCCGGAGCGAACGCAGGAGCCATCGCTCTCCAGGAGGGGGGCATTGCTGCGGCAGGATTCCAGGAGCGCACACGCGCGCGACTCACAGGCCAGCCGGTCAACGTGGAGGTCACCGTCAACAACCAGACAGAGGTGAAGGGGAAGAAGAAGAAGAAGAAGCGACGCTTCGGAGCGCGCGGCCGCGGGAGTGCCACGATCGAGTCGACCCTTCGTCAGCGCTACCTGATCGCCGAAGACCGCATCGTGCCTGTCTCAGATGAGTTCATCTTTACTCACCTGCTGGCAACGAGGGAGGTGTAGCGTGGTCGCGTCGGTGATCACAGGTTCGAGCTACAGCCGCGTTGGTCGCTGGATCCTCAGCTCGTCTGAAAACGGCGTCACCGTGCAGTCTCCGTATCACGTCCGCGAGCTGAGCGTCGACTACGGAGCGAACGCGACCTCCATCGGTAGCTCGCTCGACGCTGAGCGTTCTGCGCAACGCCGCGCAAGTGAGCCTCGTTCCGTCAGCTTCGCGGCGACCTGGCGCGCGGAGCACAGCGCCGACGACATCAGGCCGCACAGGCGCTCGATTGAGCGGCTGTTCGAGCACGATCCGGGGCTCGGGCGCGTTCCGCGCGTCCTGTTCGAGTGGGCAGGCATCGAAACGCTCGAAGGCCTGATCACCTCGTTGCAGATCGAGTGGACGGACGGGGTGTTCCCGACACCGCCGTACCTTCCGCGTGCGTTCATGGCCGACTTGACGATCGAGCGGCAGCAACGACGGCAGTTCGAGGCAGGCACGCGCTTTCAGCGCGAGACGACGCAACGCCGCGTCGGCTCCGGCGAGGACTTCGAGCACCTGGCGTGGCGACAGTACGGCGACCCGTACCTCGGGATCATGCTGCGACGCACCAACCCGGAGATCTCTCAGTTCGGCCTGCGACCCGGAGACGTCGTGCGGATGCTGGACGAGACGCACCCGCGGATGCGCGAATCGGTTGAGCCCGCCAGTCCAGCACTCCTGGGCGACGTCGAAGAGTTGCTGCAGTCGTTCGCGGAAGAGCGGCTAGCGCTGTCAGGCGCCGTAGGTGTCGAGGCGCTGTGGGAGGAGCTAGGACTGTGACAGCGCGCTCGCCTGCGCGCCGCACTACAGCTGGCGCCTACGACTCGGCGCGCTTCTCCATCGAAGTGCAGGACGGCGGCACCCTGTCTCCTCTTCCGAGCGGCTACGCGTCGCTGCTGCAAGACGTCGAGCTCGACCAGGTGTGGGACGGCGCCGACGAACTGCGGCTCGAGTTCGCCGGCATGGACGACGATCGCAACCTGCGCGTGATCGGCGAACGCGTTCTGGAGCCTGGAACGTCGCTTGTTCTTCGCGCCGGCTACGGCCGCAGCCTTCACGCCATGGGGCAATTCACCGTCGGGTCGCACGAGGCAGCCTTCACCGAGGACGGGCCAGCGGTGACAGTCATCGCCACCGACGGCTTCCGCCGCATGATGGACGACACGTGGCCGTCGGTGCTGTCCGGCCTGAAGCGGTCCGGGACGACAGGCAAGGCGCAGCGAGCGAGCACGTGGACGGACGCCGCGAAGGTGCTCGCGCGCAAGTTCGGCTTTGGTTTCGTGGCGGACGTGGGACCACGCATCCCGGAGAAGACACGCTACCGCCGGACGCGCAAGGGCAAGAAGAAAGGGCGCCGGCGCCGCAAGGTTCGCGACGTGATCATCAAAAACGCCGGCGAGACTGACGCCTCGATGATCAAGCACATCGCCGGCTTTGCCGGTTTCATGCACCCGAAGGTGCGCTACATCGAGGGCACGTCGGAGCTGGCCAAGCAACTTGCCCGCGACCATGCGATCGCGGAAGCGCTAGACAACAGAGACGTGCTGTTCTTTCGGGCGGCGAACATACAGCGCCAGCTGAGGGAGGTCGGGAGCCTCAAGTTCCGCTACCGCCGGAAGAGTGGTGCGCCAGCTACGCTGAGCGAGTTCGCGCCAACGTGGGACACAGACGAGGTGCCAGTGGCGGTCCGTATCAGCGGCATCGTCGGAGAGGGCAAGCGGCGAGAGGTCGTCACCGTCGAGGCAGAGCTCGTCGGGCCTGAGCAGTATCGCCGCAGGTCGGCGCTCCTCCGGCAGGCAGCCCGCGCAAAGGACCCGGCCAAGCGGCGCGAGCTGGAGGCAGAGGCACGGGGGCTCAAGGGCGAGGTGTCCATCACTCGCGTGCGTCGCAGCCGCGCCACTAAGAAAGACCGCAAGGCGTATGTCAACGCGGAGACCGCGCTGATCGAGGTGCTCGAGAACGAGCGCAAGGCCGGCCGAGAGCTCGACTGGTCGGCGAACGACCCGCGCCGGCGACGCAAGGTGCAGACGATGCGGCGCGAGACTATCCGCCGCACGTTCGTGGTCCGCACGACCGACGACCTGGAGAAGATGGCGCGCGCTTGGCTGCTCACGCGGCTACAGCTACACCAATCGGCCACCGCTGACTCGTCCAACATCCCCGGGCTAGAGCTGGTCTACCCGCAACAGGTGCACGAGCTGGAGGACGTGTCGCCGGAGTACGACGGGCTCTGGATGATCATGAAATCGACGCACCGGTGGACCGACGACGGCCACGAGTGCAGCATGCTGTGGGAGCGCGTCGCGGACTTGCCGAGCCGCGTCCGTGGTCAGACCCGGAGGACGCAGACGTGAACGATCGCGACATCCGCAGGCACGAAGGTGTCGTGGTCGAAGCCGGCCACGACATGACGATCGCTGTGCAGGTGGACACGGTGAACGACGAACCGCTTCCGGATGTTCGACCTGAGGCGATCGGCCCGGTCCGCTGGCGCCCGAAAGAAGGCGATCGCGTCGTGGTCTACGAGCGCGTGGGGCCGCTGCGGCCTGCCGTCGCGTTTACCTACGTGGGACTGGCGCCAGACATAGAGGACGACGAGCTGGTGCCAGGGTACCTGGAGCCGGGCCGTGTGCACATCATCGGCGAGGACGGGGTGACCGTCGTCTCGCTCGAAGACGACGCCGACGCGGTAGAGCTCCCGGACGGCGCGGACTCTGCCACAAGCATCGTCCGTATCGGCCGCGAGGACGCTACAGAGCCGCTTGTTCTGGGCGGCGTATGGCGCGCGAAAATGCGGCTGATCTTGGACGAAATGGTGGACACCGCGCAGGCGCTGAAGGATGCTGCGGAAGCGATCCGAGACGCGAGTTGGTCGGTTCCTGCTACTGGGATCCTCGACAGCGGCGGCGGCCCTTGCACTGGCTCGTCTGCGGCGACTCCACCGAGCGCTGAGATGACAGCAGTCGCGACCGCAGCGCAGGGTGTGATCAACGCGATCGACAGCGGCGGCGGCTTGCGCGAGCAGCTCGACGAGGCGTACAGCCTGTTTGCGTTCACCGCGAGGGAGGCGCCGAGGCAATGAGCAAGACGATCGCCTACCCGGTCCGCATCAACCCGCGCGGCGGCACCGCTACGGAAGGGCGCAACGTCGGCTCTCTGATCGCGCTCGCGGTCATGCCAACCGGGCGCAACTCACCATGGGACGAACGCGACCAGCTTGTCGTGCCAGACCACGTGTGGGAGGGCGACGGGCCACGCGTAGAGGCGGCGGTGAACGCTTCCGTCCGCGGCGAGTTCGTGGCGTTCGAGCGCGACGGGCGCGCTAGCCTGCGCAGCGTCGAGCGGCTACGCGGAACCGGTGACGGGAAGGTGCAGTTCACGATCGACTGGCTCGACCTGGAGACGGGCGCGACCGATAGCACCGTGCTGCCGTCGGCCACAGGGGGTGCGGGGTGACAGTCACAGGCCGAGCGTTTGCCCGCTTCTACTTCGACGACCTCGACGACGAGGGAGTGGCCTACCTGCGGCAGCTGCTGCCGGACTGGCGCGAGACCAGCCTGCGCGATCCGCTGCGTGCGTTCCTGCGCTGGGTGGCCGTTGTCGGCCACCGCGACGCGGCAGTCATGGACCTGATCGCGTCGGAGCTCTCGTGGCTCGACCTGCAGCGGCGCAGCTCTGCGGTGACGCTAGCGGCGCTGATGGGGCAGCGCCTGGGCGCCGACAGCCCGGCAGTTGCTGACGTTCTGCTCGACCTTGTGGACGGCGTGACACCGGGGCCACTCGACGTCGTGCTGCCAGACCTGTCTGTGTTCCGGACCGGAGGAGACGTCGACAACTCCCCGATCCCATTCGAGCACGTCGGCGGCGACATCGCTGTGGGCAACCTCGAATTCACACTCGTTGGCTATGACGGCGCCAGCTACACCGCGCCGGCGATCGCGACCGTCGCCGGCAACCCGATCGGAGCGGTGCCAGTGCCAGGGGCCGCGCTCTACGTGGGGCACCCTGTCCTGCAGTTTGAGGGCTTGCTGTGGGGCTATCCTGGCGGCGCCACGGACATCACGTTTGCGAGCCTGTTCGAGTATTACGACGGCCACTTCCGCCGGCTGTCGCCGGACAGCTCTGCGGCTGCAGGCACTGGTGTGCAGGTCGCGATCGACTCGTTCCTCGGCTACACCGCGGACAGCCTTGACGGGTTGGTCGTGCGCGTGACGGCGCGCGAGACGGGCCTGTTCGAGGACGTTGCTGCATCCTGGACAGGATCCGGCCACGTCGCCACAACTACCACACTGCTCGGGCTGTCGGCGGCCAGCAGCGACCCGACAGACTACG